AGTTCCTTTTGTTTTGCTGCATCATTTCTCAACTTAGGGTCATTAACAACTCTAGATACGGCACGATACTTGGCGTTAGTTAAATCGCTTGAGCCTTCTACACCAACCGCTGGTTTAACATCAGGTAAACTTGGACCCATCGTAGGTTTGGCACTAGGAGTAAGACCAAATGTTTTTGCTATCGGTGAAACAGCCCCCTTGGAGGGGGTGACAGGCTTCGCAACAATGCCCTTTTTAATCACCATATATAAATAGTAAACCTGTTCTACTTATAGATTTCAGGTTTTGGTTTCGGCTTAGGTTTCGGCTTAGGTTTAGGGGTAGGGGTAGGGGTGGTTTTCTTTGCTGGGACCACAACCTTCTGAGTTGCGTCTACACGAGCCTGACGAGCCGCTTCTTCCGCCAAAGCCCTGCTTTGAGCAAACCTAGCCAACTCATCAGCCAAAGACTTATCAATCTTCGCTTGCTCAGTTTTTTGTTTTTCAGGCAACGCCACATCACGGACATAAGAACCATAACCAGAAGTCAAAGCATTAAGAGCATCCATACCAGTTTTAGCAGCCTCAGCCTCACTAGCCAAATTCTGTTGAGAAAAAGAACTCAACAACCTAGCCAACTCATCCTGTTGAGTATTAGCAGTATCCACTGCCGCCGTACCAGCCCCTTGTCCACGCAAAGCAGCAAGCAACGGACTTTCACCAGCAAGAGCAGGACCAGCCAATTGAACATTACTGTAAGCCGTGCTAGGAGTTTGCTTTTCGGCAAACTCTGCCAAAACTTTATTAATATCTCCACCAGCAGAAGCAACCAACTTATTCAACTCATCAGTAGCAGCAGTTTGCTCACCTTGAGCAAAACCTGCTTGAGTTTCATACTTGCCAGAAATACGGTCCAAAGTTTGTTGCAACTCTTGCATAGGGGTAATCACAGTACGATTATCCTTTGAACCACCCTTACCTTTATCCTTATCCTTAAATTGGTCACTATAAGGTATTAATTCCCTGACAGAACCAGCAGGAGCCTCAGGATAAACTTGACCAGAAACATTAAGACCTGTAGTAGGTTCACCAATAACTGTACCCTTAGGCAACATTTTTTCACTAGTAGGTGAACCCTGTTCACTATAAACAGGTACACGCTCTTTAAAAGATTTTTGTTGAGTTTTCAAACCTGCAAGCCGTGCCTCATTTTCTGCGGCAGTTTTTTCCATAAACTTAACCATTATAATTGCTTGGTCGGCAGCATTACTGTTTTCAACTTTTCCAGTTTGAGGATTAAACCTAGCCATTAGTAACTCCCCAAATCTTTAAGACCCAAAGCAGTTTGCAAAATTTCATTTTGCTTCAACCGATTTTGTTCAGCAATATAAGTTTCTAACTCACTCTGATTATCACCCTCAGCCAAAGCAATCTTATTTAACTCCTCCGCCAAAGAAATTTGCGCACCACCAACATCCTTTTGCAAATCAGCCGCATACTTCTCCAAACCTGATTGCTGAATACCGCTGGTTACATTAGGACCAGCCAAACCACGCTGCCCAAAAGACGCTGCAAAACCTTGAAATCCTTCAAGACCTTTCTGTTTGATGTCCGCAATATTGCGGTCACCACGCAACTGTCCAAGCAACTTAGATTGCTCGTTAGCCAATGTACGCTTCTTACTAGAAGCCTTCTTGGTATCTATATTATATTCGTATTGACCTAGGAATGGTGCAGCCATAATTTACCTCTTTGGATTACTTTGTTCTTCAAGTTTTTTGATAGACATTTCAATGCGTTGTAGTTCCTCTTGTAAACTGGTAAAGATAAGTTGTAACGCATCTTTATCAGAACCAGCCAGCACGGACAGAAAGGGTGTTTGCCAAGCCATAATTATCCTTTAACCCTTCGGGCTTGATACTTCAAGCCGATACTGTTAATACCCCATCTTTGTGCCGCAGGTCCAACAAACTCTAATTGGATGGAGCGTGCCAAACCAAGATTGCGTCCAATAACAACAGTTGAACTGGCTGCACCCGTGGACCAATTTTGACCCCAGTTACCTGAACCCCAAATCAAAGTATTTGTGGTTGGTGTTTGATTTAGGTTGAAAGTTTTTCTTTCGTTACCTTCACCTTCAGCAAAATCGTGATAAACATTTACAGTTATATCCTGTGATGTTGCTGATTCTTTGACAACAAAATCTGGTCTGCGAAACATTTTCTTTTGCATATAAGACCCGCCATCAAACCAGCGTGTTTTATAATAACTGGTAAACGCAACATCGGTACCAGAAATATTGTCATAATCATTATTATAAAGGTCAACCTTCATAACATAAGGTTGTGTCGGGTGACACATCAAACGATATTCGTTATTTGATGAATCTGACCATTCGCAACCAGAAACCAAACCATAACTATCGGATGTTTGGAATCTTGTAAAAACACCGCCACGAACAGACGGGTCAAAAATGAAGTTTGTTGTAGCCACACTCGCAGGAGATACCGTAGAATATGGAACACTTAGCCACACACGCCGACCAATCCAACTAACAGTAATGGCATTACCAGCAGAAGCATTTATATATCCCAAGTCAATTGCTGGACGGATTTGTTCAAACATATCTTGAATAGTTGAACCATTATAATAGTATAAACCCTTACCGTTGGAATACCAATAAACACCACTTTCTGTTTGAGCAAGAGCATGATGACTGAAGCATCCAATTCTGTTTGTTAATTCAACAATACGAAAGTTGCTGTTTGTGTAACCAAACAGCACATAAATTGCTGACGGTTTAAAAATAACCAGTTGACCATTAACAACAGCCAAACCAGTAATACCCTGTCCACCGCCATTAATATCAAAGAAATGTGTTGCATCAAAGTTATCAGGAACATTTTCTAAAGAATAACGCAAACGATTAGGATATAAAACACCAGCCTCGCTGGTGTTTGCCACAAACATTTTATTGGCATGGACAATAGCATGTTCGCTGGTAGGCATCTTGTTGCTACCATCTGCCGTAGATTGCCAAGCATTAGGGTTGGTTCCACTAGGTGTCAAAACTGTTGCATAAGTAGCACCATCGTTCCAAACATAACTACCAGTACCGCCAGCACCAGTGACCATATACATTTTTGTTCCCCACTGCGCCATACAAGCACCATGAGAACTGGTTGATACCACATCAACACCAGCAGAAGATTCCAAAACAGTAAAGTTGCTTCCAGTGGATTTATAAACTTTATTATTATTTGTTAAAAACAAATAATTAGTAGAACCCTTAAAAGGATACAACTTTTCAGGATGCCAAGTACCACCAACAGGAACAGCAGTTGTATTTAATCGGCGTTGAGCGCCACGACTAAAAACACCACCCCGTGGGTCAATTTCAACATTCAACATGTCAGGAGACTCAAACGAAGACAACTGAAACTGGTCAGCACGATAATTTATACCGCCAGTAAAATCGCTCAGTTCCGTTATGTTTAAGCCGCCAGCCATAATAACCTAAGCGTTATCTTGCAAATTACGACCCATGTTAAGCATCCAACCATTAAAGGTAGGACGACCAGTAGTCTTACCTGCGGAAAGACGCATATGAGCATGGCTAGTAGGTTTCATAATTGCTGTCCGAGCCAACGAAACACCCTCATCAAAAGAACGCTTATACTCACCAGCCATAGAAGTGTCCTCAAGACGCTGATACACACGACTACAAGCATAATAAACTAACGAAAAATGTAAACTTGGTGCAGCATCAACAACATCATCCTCACCAATCCAATCGGTAGGCTCACGATAAGCACGAACAGTTAAAGTTCGTGCAGACTCAGGTTTAGGGAAAAGATGAATACTTCCCTCCCATACCGCATAAAACAATGGGTCGCCACTCGTGTCATACGAACCAATATAGGTTCGCTCAGCCTCATCATAACCCACCATGTCCAACCTGAAACCAACACCACTAGGGTCAACAATGGAAACAACCTCACTGATAGGGTCGCTCGTAAAACTAGAAATTCGGTAAGATTTTTGTTCAGCAACAGTATTAAAAGTAAATGACTTCTCAAGAAAATTCCAACGCTTCTCAAGGTCCAAAATACGGTAATAGCCGTCACGAATATAAAGATTCAACAAAGAATCTGGCAAATCATCAACATCAAGGTCAGTAATATCACGGACTGTTTGACGCAACTCCGTTGCCGTCATAGTCTGATAAGCCATTAGACTTCAACCTTCTGGCTTTTAACACCCTTCATATGCCCGACACACAGTTCTTGTCCACGCATACGATTAGCCCCACAAGTGTCATCATTACCTGAACATTTGTCTCCACGCCCAAGATAAGGTGCGGAAGCGGCAGCAAGTTTTGCGCCAGCAACCGCACTCAAACTACTAGAGTTTTGTAGCGTTCCATAATAGGCTTCAGCAGTGACAGAGTTAGTGTTCATCACCAATAGGTGATATGTTCCCCAAATTAGT